CCCGCCGTGTTCGGCGTGCCAGCCCATCACCTTCAGCGGCCCGGCGCAGATCATCACGCTGTCGAGCCCACCTTCGCCCTCGACCGTGCACAGGTCGCCCAGCAGCATCTGCGCAGGCGCGATGCGCGGCAGCTTGCTGTCGAGCATCGCAGTGACCGTGTCCCAGCCCCGCTCGCGCAGCGCGCGCTTGGCCGCCAGCGCGCTGCGGATGCGCGGCACGCCTTCCACCCGATGCCCCATCGCGCGCAGGTGGAACCGGGCCAGGTGAATGCAGGTCACGCCGGTGCGCCAGTCGAATCGCTTGGGCCGATAGCGGGCGAGCGTCTTCTCGACGGCGATGCGCCGCCGGATCAGGTCGGGCTGGGCCATGCTAGTTCTGGAACATTCGCTGGGCACCGCCAGCATCGAAGCCGCCGCCGAACGAACCGCCTCCCGCAAACCCGCCACCGCCGCGCGGGGCCTCGACGCCCCAGGCGACGGTGCGCCCGATGCCGGTGGCCTGGTCGTGCCCGGTCTCGCCCGGCCAGATCGATTTGTGGAAGCTCGATGACAGCGTGTTCCCGATGCTCCGCTCGAGCAGGCGTTTGGCCGCCGAGACGATGGTCATGGCCAGCGCGCGGGTCTGCGCGCCAAATTCGATCGTGGTCTGGTCGATCTCGCCTTCGAACTGCAGCGCAGGTTCGCCGATCAGCGTGCCCGCCGCGATATCGATCTCGGCCAGCCAGAACCGCGCGGGCGCGGACTGGTCGCCCGGCTGCGACAGGAAGCTGGGCGCGGTGGTGGACGGCGGCAGCATGGTGAGGTTCAGCACCGGCACTTCCTCGCCGACGCCTTCCGACAGGTTGCCCACGCTGCCGATCACGCCGAAGAGCGGGTCCTTGCTGCGAAACACATTGCCGCCCCAGCGCACGAACCCGCCATCGGTCAGCCGCATGGTGTGGCGGCCGAGCACAATCTCGACCAGCCACATGAAGGCATAGCGGCGCATCAGGAGAACTCCCCGGCGCGCAGCGCCGCGAGCGCGACCGCGCGACCGAGCTTATGCGAGGAAGCCAAGGCGGGCGGATGCCCGCCGCCCGGCGTTTGAGGGCCGAGGCGCATCATTGCGCCTCTTCCAAGACAAGCGTAACCCCGCGTACCAGGCGATCGACCGAGAGCGACTGCACGGGATTGTCGAGCAGCCAGCCCTCCAGCGTGGGCGCGCCCAGCTCGATCGTGTCGCCATCGGCAAACGGTGCGCGCAGTGGCGGTTCGATGTCGAACACGGCGGTTCCATCAGGCGCGGCAATGGCGGTCGCCAGCAGCTCGTGGCAGTGCCGCTCGCCCGTCGCGCCTTCCTCGATATGGAACACGAAACCGACCTTCGCGGCGTAGCCCGGCGTCAGACCGCGCACCGGCAGCGACGTGCCCGCGACCTCGTCGCCGTCGACCACCGGAGACCCGGGGAAGCCCTGGCCGCCACGGCCAATCGGCCAGCGCACGCGCAGCCCTTCGCGCTTCGCGCGCTTCAGGCGCGGCAGCACGCGGCGCGCGTCATCCTCCGGCATGGGCGGAAACGACAGCGTCACCTTGAACCGGCTGCCGGGGCGTGAGACACGCACCGACCCCGCGCCCGAACTCGGCTGCTGCAGGAACCCGTAATCGAGCAGCTCGATCTCGGCCCCGTTCGGGACCATCTCGTCGGCAAGATCGATCATCGCCCGTCCTCAAGTAGCGCAGCGGTAGGACAAATCATCGACCCAACCGCCACTTGCCTGAAGCGGCGGCCTGGCGGTGCGCCATCCCGGCACCAGCGGAAGCGATGTCCGGTGCGTGGGCCTGCACCCGTCCGTCAACCACGACGTCGAAGTACGGCGACGGCACGATGTGAGCGATCCCGCCGCGACCGCCCATCAGGGCGCGACTTTCCGCGTTGCTGAATACCTGGGCGCCGCGGCGCAAGTTGACGAACTCCGGCCCTTCCTCGCCGACCAGTGCCAGGCCGCCGGGGTGGTAGTTGGTCCCGCGCGCGTAACGAGGCACCGAATTGATCCGCGTCGCGATGCTCTTGCCGAATGCTCCGATGCTCCCGAGCTGCAGGCCGAAGCCGATCACGCTCTCGAGGATGTCGAGAAACCCGCCGCCCTTGATCGCATCGGTCATCCGGCGCAGGGCACCCATCGTCTCGTCAGCCATGTCCTTGAACGACTTGGCGACCCTGACCGTCGTGACCTGAGCCTTTTCGCCGAGCTTCTGGGTTTCGCGCCAGGCATCGCCGATCGCCTTGGCTAGCGACGGCGCATTGAGCACGGCCTCGCTGATCGGCGCATTGGGGTTTGAGCCGATGCCGAAGCCCGCGAACTCGGTGCCCAGGCGCCGCCGGGCTTCGTCACGCTGCGACTCGGGCAGTCCCGATTTGTCGAGCAAGGCCATGTCGCGGCGATAGTTCATCAGCCGCTGCACCTCAGGGAACAGCCGGTCGAGCAGGGTCTTCGTCTCGGCCGCCATTTCGCGCATGGATTCGGAGACGCTCGCGGTCGCCTTCTGCGCCGGGTCAACCATCACCGCACCGAGCCTCCCCATGTGATGCGCGATTTTCTCGACCATGTCGGGCACCCAGCTGTTGCCCACGACACGATCGTAGAGCCAGGCGAAGGCGCTCTCGACCTGTTCGACCCGCTTGCGGACGAAATCGAGCACAGCGCCAAGCTTGTCCATCACCCAGGTTTTTACGGCTTGGTAGAGACGCTGGACGATCGGGCCGATCTTGTCCCAGTTCTTCCACGCGAGGTAGATGCCGCCGATTACAACGGCGGCGGTCAGGATCACCGGGTTAAGCAGCACGCCGAGCAGCGCCTTGCCGAGAACGCCGATCATCGGGATCAGCACCCGCAGCATGCCAGCCCAGTCGAGAGCCTTCTTGAGCGCCCACAACGTGGCGATCGCGGGGCCTACGGCGGTGATGATTGCCCCCAGTCCCATCAAGAGCGGCCCGAACGCCATGCCTAAGCCAGCGGCGACGATGATCGTCTGCTGCATTCCGTCCGGCAGCGCGGTAAATGCCGACAGCACCTGTACGATTGCATCGGTCAGCTTGGGCAGCAGGGGAATCAGCTTCTCGCCGATCACATCCATCGCCTGATCCATCGCCACCTGCGACTTGCGCCAGGGATCGGTGTCGGCGGCGGCCTTGGCCGCGCCGCGGAACTGCCGCTCCACCTCTGCCAGGATCACGCCCTGCGCACCGGCGACGTTGCCCGCCTCGGTCATCGTGCGGATCTGTTCCTTCTGCGCATCGGTGAACTGCACGCCAACCCGCGTCAGGGCGGTGATCCCCTTGACAGGATCGTTGAGCGCCTTGCCCAGCATGATGGCGGCTGCCTGCGGTTCGCCGCCGAGACGAGTTGCCATGTCGAGCGCAGCTTGCTGCGCACGATCGAACTCGCTTTCCGCCACGCGCCCGAAGGTGAGGAGGTTGGCAGTCACCTGTGTCAGGATCACATCGGCATTGAACAGGCTGTTCATTTCCTGCCGGTCAGCCATTTTCGCCAGCTGCCCGGAAGTTCGCCCGGCCGCATTCCCCATGCTGGTAATCGCGGCCTCAACCTGCGCCATTGCCTGACGCTGTTCTTTTGCGCCCTGGACCGATGCGACGGCCAGCGCCGTCAGCGGGGCGGTGACGCCGATGCTCATCTGCCGGCCAAAATCCGCGATCTCCCGGCCGCGCCGCTGGATTGCCTTGGTGGTCTTGGCGACCTCCTTCTCCGCGATCGACAGGCCCGACTTCAGCAGCCCATGCTCGACAGCGAGCTTGATGAGCAGCGAACCAATTCTCGTCGCCATCTAGCCCTCCCGTTTCCTGATCCGGATCTGTGCGCCGCGCGCGGCGGCATCCTCGAGCACGACGATCATGTCGCGCGCGGTTCGCTTGCGTGGCGGCTCGAGCCGCCGCAGGTATTCATCGAGCGGCGGCAGCTTCCCGATGCCTGCGAGCGCGGTCATCTCGGCCGAGACGTGCGCAACCGCGAATGCCTCCTGCATGCGGATGTGCGCCAGCCTCCGGCGCGCCCGCATGGCGGCGCCGAAGGTGGCGAAGGTCTGCCGCCAGAAGCTGTCCTCGCTGTGCCCCTCGGCCATCCACTGGCCGAGCAGCGTCAGCCAGGTTTGCCGCCGCGTTTCCGGGTCTTCGGTTTGGGCTTCGCTGTCACGTTTCCCTCCGGCTCCCCACCTTCTTCACCGGTCGTTGCGCCGCCCATCCCCCGTGCGATCGCCCAGGCGACGACTTCCATCGCGCCGCCCATGCCGATTGCTTCGATCAGCGTGCCAGCGTGAAGGCGATCGACCTCGGGATGTTCTGCCTGCAGGGCGTGGTGGAACACCAGGCGAATGTCGGACATTCGCAGTGCGCGCACCGCCTGCATCACCTTGACCGCGTCGTCGCGATCCTCCTCGTCGAGCTGGACGAGCATAGGCCCGACTATTTCGAGGAACCCGCGCCCGGTCTCTTCCTCGATCGCGCACTGCGCGTTGAAGTCGAACCGAACGGTCCAGCTCTTGCCCAGCGCCGTGAAGCGCTTGCTGTCGATCGCGCTCATCAGGGTGCCTGCTCCTCGATGGCCACGCTCGAGACGGGCTTGAGCATGATCGAGAAGGTGCGCTTGCCATCCTTCGGGTTCATGCGCTTGAGGTTGTAGAACAGGCCTTCGCCGTCGGCCTCGAACACGTCGCCGCCCTGGCGCAGCACAAGCTGGTAGGGTAGCGCCCCCTCGGCGTCATCGGCCTGCTGGAGGATTCCGTCTGAAGCCGAATTGATCACGTAGTTGCCGGTGATGGTGATCGCGACGCCATCCTTCAGCGGCAGCTTCTTCCACTCCCGGTACTCGACCGTGTCGAAGTTACTGGTTTCGTAGAGCTCGCGCTCGGTGCTGGTCGGCAATTCGGGAATGTCGTCGACCTCGGCGACCTTCACCAGGCCCGCGCCCAGATTGATGAACAGCTCCGAGCCATGCCCGGTCGTTGCATTCGAAAGGGGCATTTGGATCTCCTATCCCTTGTGCCAGATGATGAAGTCGATGGTCTCGAACATGACCGCGACGCCTTCGATGTCGCCCGCGCCAGAGCGGCCGTTGTCGGTCCGCGCGCGGTCAAACCACACGCCGAAGAATTCTCCCGAGGGCAGCAGCGCCGCGATCACGGCCTCGCGCAGCGCCACGGCGGTGGTCTTGTCCCGCGCCAGGCAATCGGCCTGGACACGGCTTGGCCGGATCGAAAAGACGCCGTCCCCTGTCTCGTCCCGCGGATCGCTGATCAGGGCGAGCGTCACACCAGGATGTGGCGAGCCCTGTCGCAACAGACCCCACTCGACTGACGGACGGCCATCGGTGGGATGCACGCCAACCAGCCCGGCAACAGTAGGATTGCCGGTCAGGCGGCGCCGCAGCGCCCGGTCGAATGTCATGGTCTAGCCCTTGCGCCGCGCCAGCTTTGCCGCCTCGTCCTCGATCGCCGGGCCTACGGCAGCGCCGAAACGGGTGATCGCTCCTTCGCCATGGGCGTCGAACGCGGGCCGCATGAACGGCTCTGCCGGAACCCCGGGCCGCCCGAACTCGACGATCGGCGCAACCCCGGCCACGCCAGGATCGCGATAGGTGCCTGCATTGCCCGACCGTCGCGGTGACTTCTTGCGCACCTGTTTCTGCCGGACGACATACTTGGCAGGCTGCACGTTGCTGTCGATACCGATCACGATCCCGAATTCATCCTGGTCGCTGCCCCGTCCGCGCTTCGCCGTCGCGACCTTGATCGAATCGCGCAGATCGCCCCGATCGACCGGAGCCGCTGCCTTCGCCGCATCGACGATCGGTTGCGCCGCTTCGCGCAGGGCGGCACGGATTGCGCGGCGCATGGCGGGCTGATCGGCCAGCTCTGCCAGTGCCTTCTCCATCTCCTTGGCGCCCGAAATGTCGATTGTGATGCTCACCTCACCATCTCCCACACCC